CCGCACCCTGCACCCCCACGCGCCTTGCCTACTTAATTACCCTAGTATCTATTACTATCTAACACTAGCTTACTATCTAACACTGCCTGATCTTATATAGTCTATATAACTATCCCTATATTGTTTTAGTTTTATTATTTTTAATAGGGTATAGATATATACCGTTAATGATAGGACCATAAATAACATAGACTGAGATAAGTTATACAGATGAGGATAGTAAGTAAATATACAGTAATAACTAACCGAGGCGCACAGGGCATAGGGGGCTTGACCGCATGGGCGCCCGCGTGTTATGGTTGGTTGGCTGGCAAGCCGTCGCGCGCGACAATTCGGCAAACCGAGGCGCTGGCAAGCTAGAATTAGAAACTCAGAGAAGGATAGAAACTTATGAGCACTAACAAAGTTAGATCAGTTCAGGAAATATTTAACACTCTACTGACTCACATAGATAGTAAATATCAACCTACTGATGGTTGGTATATGTGTAATGAGGTAGGTCTAGCGGTAACTCATAAACTCATATCATTTAAAGAATATGTGAAAGTAGCCAAAAGTATCCACACTTACCTGAGTCTACCAAATGGCCGCAGTAACTCAATTGTAGTACCTTACATTCAGGCATTCCAAGAAACTGATGAATACTGGGGAGTCTGGAATAACCCGAAGTTCTGCTATCAATCAACTATGCACAAACTGCGATTCGCTATCTTTTCAAACTGGGCTAAGCGGCCTAAGTCAAAGAAAGCTCGAATTGCACTACTCAAATCAGTTATCACTTATAAGGACTAATACAATGACTCACGGTTACCAGCATGTGGAACTGACTAAAGATGACTTGCCTGTTATTAAAGGTAAAGTTCTGGTAGTTACTAAAGGTTGCGCACCTTTAAACCACTATCTTAAGCCTAACTCATTAGTCTGGGTTGACTCACACTATCCAACTCAGCACTCTGATTTAATGTCCACTCTGAGTGTAGTTTGCTGGGGTAAGAGTAAAGATCACGGTCACTATATGATGCAAGTTGTGAAACTCTCTGAGCTAAGACTTTGCGGATCAGTAGCAGTTCCTAATGGACTGAAAGACAAAGTATGGGAAGAGTATCGCATTGAGCTAACTGATGCAGACTGCCTGACTGGTACTGTCTATACTGAGTGGCGTAAACAACTGGCCTCAATTGGAATGGAGTAACTGACAATGGCTGATAAACAAGAGCGCGAAACTTATCCTCACCAGTTTACTGCTGCGCCAGAGGAAATGACACCAGAGCAGTCTCTTAACCGATTAACTTTTTTCATGATCGAGCTTAAAAGAAACGATGACTTAAAAGTTTACAGAACTGCTTGGTGAAAACTGCCTGAATCACAACGAGTAGCTATAGTTAAAAGACTGCAAAGAAACTTTAAGTTGCTGGATGCCTCAATTCAACACAAAATGTTTTTTGCTAACATTAACTATATGAATAACCAACATAAACAAGGTAACTAAAATGACTAATGATCTAACTAAATCCGCTAAGTACCGTCCCTCTCTGACTGCTGATGAGCTGAAAGTTATCAGTCAGGCTCTTGAACCATACTGTGCAACTAATGAAACTGCTAACTCAGCATACAAAGTTGTACAGATGCAATTGGTTAAGATCAATATGGGCGCAGTTAAACCAGCTTATGTAAATACTGGACCCCGAGCAACTCAGACTGATCTTATTCGCCAAGAGTTACTTGGTCCTGAAGCTAGTGCGAGTCAGGCAAAGGCTATAACTGGCCAAGACTTAGACTACTCTAGCCCAGAAGTTCAGTACAGTTCTTGGCAAATTGTGGAACTTGCAGCAGTCTCTGGTATGGCAGTTAGCCAAGCTGACTACAATGCAGCAAAAGAGTATGCTGAATTTCATGGTTATGAAATGCCACAAGTTAATATCCGGGCATAACTTTGCAGACTTTGCAGACCCTTGCATTGCAGACAGGTTAGAGTTGGAGTTAGAGTTAGAGTTCGCTAGCAGTTAGATACTCAGTCAGTTAGCAGCCTCGCCCACTCAACCTTTAGAAACTATCCTTTTAAGGACTTAATATATGAAACTTACTTGCCCTATATCTGGACTATCTTGGACAGTATCAACTCCCGCTGCTGGAGAAACTGTGCATATCCATCCAATGTTGTCACCGGCAATGTATCCTCACCAACTGAATGAGACATATCTGGAGAGTTTTGCAGCAGGTAAACTGACAGATACTGAGACTTACTTGCTCGCTCTGGCTTATATAACTAAGCTACCCTGTGTTGAACTGCCAGCACTTAAATCTAAGCACTTCCCTAAATACCTGCCTTACTTTGTCAAGCACATGGAGTTGTTTGCGGAACTAGCTACTAAAATTAGCGGAGTTACTTTTGCAGACAGACTCCCGAAGTTCCGGCTGAGTGAGGAGAACCTGAGCAACTTGCATGACTATCTTAAAGACTTGCGCATTGCTTACTTTTCCCGAACAGTATCTATTGATAGTGATGCAGTTCGCAAACTGAATAAAGCTGCACGAGAGGCTGAGTCATTTGAGAATGATCACTCAGTGCAGGAAATTATCTTGCGTGGTCTGCGTGGCTCACCTATGCGACCTAAAGAACACGAAAAGTTTGCTCAAGCTATATGTAACTGGCTTGAGAAAGCTGCTCCATTCCCAACTACCACAGTTACTGACGGTAAAGGTAACCGCACAACTCTTGCCAAACTGTGGCGTAAGATACTCACCCTGACTTTCTCTTCCCAAGGTGCTTACACTCTGTTAGGTACTGGAATCAAAGCTCATGACATTGAGTTACTTTCCATGCACTGTGTAGACTATCTGGACATGGGAAGTGTGCAGGCAATGGAAGTTATACGGAATCTGAATGAGACTGCTGAGGTACTTAAAGACTTTGCATCTCCAGTCCGGAAAGCTAATAAGGTGAATGAGGTACTTGCAGACCCTAGCGGACCCTTGCAGACCCCGGAACTTTCACCAGCCGAGTTACTTGCAGACCCTACTAAGCCTGGCCAACCAACTCCAGAAGAAATCCGAGAAACTGCGGAAGCGGCTAAGTCAGCAATGGCTAAACTCCAAGAGCGTATGGCTAAGATTAGGGGAGCTAAGTAATGAGTGATAATACTAACCACCAAGCAGAACATCGGGTAATCGCACAACTCCGAGGATCTTTCAGACTCCCAAGTGACACAATTGCCCAATGTGACAGATACTTTCTGCGCCGTATGACTTGGCAAGAGTTTATGAATCGCACAGTGCCTGGCAGTTATGACAATGAGATGATTTACCCTGACAGAGTAGATGGCGGTCACATTACTTATGAGTGCTGTTACATTAACGGTGCGGATAAGATACTGTCACTGAGTGCTGAAGTCTGGGTCAGTTTCCGCCGCCGGAATGGTAAAGCTATCGCAGTTATAGCGCCAGTCTGGCCTAAACAAGTTAAGGAGTTGCATGTATGAGTGCTAAAACTAGACTAGCTGAGCTACTAGCAGCTAAAAGAAAAGCCAGAGAACAGATTGCAGAAACTAATCCTAACCTGAGTAAGACTGAGTTAGCAGTAGCCGTCGAGGACTCGGAGTTAGCAGGCGCGCTCAGTAGCAGCTCTTGGAACTGGCATGAGGATCAGTTACGAGCCATTCAGACTGCTGTATCTGGCAAACCTGTCGCTATCACTGGGCCTGCTGGTTCTGGTAAAACTACAGTGGAAGTGGAAATTGCCAGACAACTGTCACTTAGCCTACCTGCAATCAATCACAATGATGGACATAAGTACATAACTACTGGCGCTCCCGGTATGTTATTTGTTTCTTTCACTAACAAAGCTGTAGAGAATACTCGAAGTAAGTTGCCCAGTAATCTGCGGCACAATGCTATGACTATCCACAAACTGCTGGAGTTCAAACCTGTATTCACTGAGGAATGGGATCCAGTTAAAATGAAGAATGTGACTAAGCGAGAGTTCTTGCCTAGTCGCAATGCAATGAATCCTCTCCCTAAAGATATTAAAGTTATCTGTATGGATGAGGCTACTATGACTGGCATTCCTTTGTGGAATGAGTTAATGGACGCTATTGCGGTAGACCACGAAGTCCAAATAATTCTGTTTGGTGACATTCAGCAGTTACCTCCAGTGTTTGGTAAGTCCATTTTCATTCACTCTATGCAAGCTGGTATTGAGACAGTTGAACTAACTCATGTTCACCGGCAAGCTCTGGAGTCTCCAATTCTGGCACTAGCCCACAGGATTCTGAGCGGTAAAGTTATTCCCGCACCTGAGCTACCTGACTGGAATATCACCAGTGAGAAAGGTGACAGACTCATTGTGCATCCGTGGAAGAAAGCACTTGGGCCAGAGAAAGCACTTGAGGCACTCACCACATTTCTGCCTAACTTGATTGACCAAGGCAGTTATGAGCCAATGAAAGACACTATTCTCACTCCGTACAACAAGTCATTTGGCACAATTGAGATGAATAAGATTGTGGCAACTAAACTTGCTATGGATGCCGATGCTGAAGTGCATGAGATACTTGGAGGTATAAGTAAAAAGTATTTCCGAATTGGTGATAAAGTTCTGTGGGACAAAACTGAGCACATTATTACTGACATTCGCCACAATGCTAAGTACATCGGGCCAGAACCTGCCACACCTAGTAGGACTCTGGACTACTGGGGTATTGAGCATGACAAAACTCGCACAAGTGCAATGGCTAGTATTCTTATGGATGACTATGATGAAGATGCTATGTCAGCAGAGCACGCGAGTGCGGTAGATAATTTCCTTGACCAGATTGCTGGGAGGTTAGGTGACGAAGAGAAAGCAACATCGAGAGCGATCAGTTCTCAAATCCAAGTAACTCCGATAGGTTGGAATGAGGATGAATACGGACCTGCGCCAGTCACAACTATTGAGAGTGCTGGTGAGTTGTCAGTACTGGACTTAGGTTATGCAATCACAGTCCACAAGTCCCAGGGTTCTGAATACGAGCGAGTCCTGTTCATTACTCATAAGTCCCAAGGTAATATGCTTTTCCGGGAGTTGCTGTACACAGCAGTAACACGGGCTAAGAGAGAGCTTTGGGTAATTGGTGAACCTAACTTGTTTGTCAAAGGTATCACAACTCAGAAGATTCCGGGCCAGACTCTGGAATTAAAACTTGCTAACTTTAGTCGCTACATTGAAATCAACCAGTACAAAGGTGCAGAAATGCAAGAGCCTACTGGACTGTGGAGACTAGCTGAAGATAAAGGATTCCAAAATGCTGCGAAACACTAACAAGCCATTTGCTCAACGCACTCGTGAAAGGAACTGGGAGTTGTTCAGAATAAAAGGACTTCGAGCTTGCGTACTACCTATGGTAGCTAAGTACACTGGAAGTAACTCAGCGCGTATGGAAACTGTTACAGAAATTTTTGACGAGCTGGAAGCCACAGTTAAAGCTATGCAAGAGGAGGACAGACGCTTAACTTTGCAAGAGCGAGAAACTAAGGATAGTCTTCGCTAGAATGAGCTGAATTTTTTCACCCATACCGGCGCGGGCATGTGCTATAATGGCCACCCGCGCAAGGCAAAACGCCAAGCGCTTTTTCCCCCTCACTATCTGTAATAAGGAAACTCAAAATGAGCCTTGAACAGCAAGTTACTGGTACTTACAACTTCCGCAAAGACAAAGAAACTGGCTACAAGCGCCCGACTGTTGAAGTCGTGTTCGCTGTACCCAGTGCTGCTGGTCTGATCGAACTGCTGACTAACGGCAGTGAGAAAGTAAAAGACTTCATTGTCGAAGCGGCTTACGCTCCTCTGAACAGCTACATCCGTAGCTTTGTTGACGAAAATCCTGAGTTCAATCAAGATACTCTGGATGCACTGGCTGCCGAAGGTAAGCTGACTCTGGAAGCTCTGGCAAACTTGCCGAAGTCCGAGCGTTCGGTACTTACCAAAGTCGATCTGGAAGCGTTCGCCAAAGACTTCATCACAGTTATGGCAACTGCGTCCGATCGTACCGAGAAGCAACTCCAGATGGCTGCTGGTCTTTTCATCGACCGTTTCAAGCAAGTTGCCGGCGATACTGCGGTACTTCAGAAACTGGTCGGCTATCTGGAAACTTTCGTTACCAATGCGCCTGAAGACGTGCTGGAAACTCACGAACGTGTGGTTAAGTACCTGATGGACAAGGTTGCTGAGCTGACTGAGAAGTCCGAAGTCGTGACTGCTGACGCTCTGTAAGTACCTGGCCGGTTACAATTCGGTGAAAAAACAAGAAAGCCTGAGCAGAGTCTGTTCGGGCTTTCTTGCGCCCTAAATAAAATCACTGAGGTTACTTTCAATGTCCGAGAAATATAAACTCCTAGAAGTTGGTACTCCCTTTCTTTGCCGTACTCGTACTGAGACAGATCAGACAGGCAAAGTTAAGTACAAGGGAGCGCCTGACGACTATCGCCGTGTTAAGTTTGTATACATTGGTGGGCATATTAAGGATGACTCTGGCGATGTCTGGGAGTTAGCGCGGTCTGAGAAGTCAACTTCAGGTTGGGAGGCAATGCAATGAACGAAGAACGTACAGTAGTAAGAGCAGTTACTGGCCCGGTATTTACCCGTAGCCAAATTGCTTGGCTTATGGAACGCCAGAATGAGCTGAACAAGTTGATCCATCCTAACTGGCTGACCCAGAACTGGGATTTCCAACTGGCTCTTATTGACGAAGTTGCTGAAGCACTGAGTCTGGTCAACTGGAAGTGGTGGAAAGATACCAGTGGTGCTTACTATCTCCCGCCTGAGAATCGGGAGCAGTTCAAGTTGGAGCTGATTGACATGCTTCACTTTGTTCTGAGCAAGTTCTGGATGGTCAATCAAGTTCCTGAACCTGCAAGCAAAGAGTATCTTTCTCACCTTCAGACAGATACTATTGCGTACAATTTGAAAGTAATCGCTTGTGAGTACCTGGCAACTGGCATTAAGTGGGACTCTTTGCAGAGTCTTCTGCATACTCTAGGTATGACTGGTGAAGATGTTGTCCACATCTATGCTGCCAAGTGCTGTCTCAATGAGTTCCGCCAAGCCAACGGTTACAAGAGCGGTGAGTACGACAAGCACTGGAAAGTTCCGGGCTGGTTTGAGAGCCTGGCTGCTGAAGATAATATGTTCTTGGAAGTCCTGATGCAGCGCAGTAAAGCAGCTACTCCTGAAACCTGGGAAGAGTACAAAACTTTCATGCTCTCTGAGTTGGGGAGTATCTACAAGCGGAGAGTGTAACATGAGTGCAAAGAACAGACTGGCTGAGTTAATGGCCAAGCGTAAGGGAGCGGAGACTGAAAATGAATCTGGAAACTTGGCAAGTCCTAGCACTGGCATCGCTGGCACTGAATCTGGTAGCAGCAATGTTAGTGAACCTGAGCAGCCGGAAACTTCAGCAGACCAAGCGGGAACTGCGCTGGACTCAGGGACAGAACAAGTTACTGCAGTCGCAACTCAACAATCCCGACCGAGTCCAGATGCTCCAGTCACTGAGTCCTTATCAGCAGATGAGTGGATCACGGACGACCACGAAGAAGCAGAGCAACTGAGAATGAAAATGGCAGAACTTGAGCAAGCTATGCTTGAAGAGCTGCCTGAGATGCGTGTGGTACTCCGTGACATTCACGTTAAGTTGCGCAAAGATCCTGCTATTGTAACCGCCTTTACTGATGAAGGCATTGGCTTAGTTGTGCAGGCACTGACTAAGATGGCTAATGTTGAGATTGTTAAGCCAGCTAAAGTCAAGGCAGCTAAGAAGTCTGTTAAGAATCTGCAAATCAGTGCTGACGATTTGTAATGGACATACTCTCTCAACTGGAAAGTGCGGAGGATTTAGGAGCTGAGCGTATACCATTTGACGGTGTGCGCTTGGCTACTAACTCAAGAACTGTGACTGATATTACTGAACTAGCTGGCGCAGATAAAGACGATCTGTTACTTGCAGTACATCTTTATCTGTCCCAACGCCACGAGAATTACAAAGACTATATGGCTACAGGTCTTATGCTCTTTGAGATACTTGTGAGACCCGGCCATGATCTGCGAGATAAGTTTAGTGCTAAGCAGTTCCCGTCCGATAGTTTCCTTATCGTGTGCGGCTGCGGTACTAAGGTAGCAGACTCTGACTATCCGGCATTAGTAAATGCCTGCCGTAACTGCCGGGGACTTAACTGGTCACCAGCGTATGAGATACAACGCATTGCTATGCACACTGGTATCCACTGGACTTGGGTAGAGTGGGCATTCAATGTAGCAATGCAGAACTTTTACACAGCAGGTAAGTTTGACTCCTGTTGTAAATCACCACATGAACGGAGACTAGGCAAATGAGTTTCTTAGATACAGCCCTGTCGGAAGAAGATACTTCACCAGTTAGAATACTGGAACCCGGTGAGATTGACCCACGCTTCCTGCGTATGTCTTACTCATCTGAGTTGGGACTACATGAGTGTCCCCGCCGATTCCAGTTGGGTAAGTTACAAGCTGACTCTATTCATGACTACAATACTGAGATCACTTTCTCTTATGGTCATGTGATTGGTGAAGGTATCCAGCAGTACCTTATCACTCGCGACTGGAACAAGACTGTCTGGGCCATGTTCACTACTTGGCACACAGAAACTTGGGCAGAGAATGAGAAGCAGAAGAAGAGCTTACTCAGTGCCATCGGTTGCCTGATGCAGTTTGTGGACTTAGTGGATGCAGGTATGTTTGATGACTACGAAGTCGCGTACATTAACGGTAAGCCAGCAGCTGAGTTGTCATTCTGTATCCAGTTCCCCAGAGTTCAGTACCGGGGTTATGTGGACTTGGTATTGCGCCACATTATCACAGGTGAGTTGTTGGTATTGGAGTTGAAAACCTCCAGTGCTAACTATGTCAACCACTACAATTACAAGAACAGTGCGCAAGCCATTGGGTACTCAGTAATTCTGGATAAGATTGAGCCTGGCTGCACTAGCTACAATGTTCAGTACCTTGTGTGGATGACTAAGCTCAATCGCTTTGAGCCGTTTGACTTTCCTAAGTCCATGACTCAGCGGGCACTGTGGTTGCAGGACAGACTGTGGGATGAAGAAACTCTTGAGCGTATGCTAGAGAGGTTTGGCAACTACGGCAACTGGCCTACTCACGGTGAGAGCTGCACTAACTTTGGCCGAGTCTGTCCGTACATGGACTTCTGTCACCAGCCTACTGAGTCTCTTATGTCTCTGTTGCGTGAGAAACATTACAAAGACTTGCGTAAGAATCTGGCTGGTGAATGGGAAGAAGCTAAGTATGATTTCTACATTGACTTCGAGGAGTTACTGGCATGAGATTATTAGAGTTAACTGATGTCATACTCAAGCTACACGCTGAGTCAGGACCGGAAGCTATAGCAGTAGCGTCTCGTTACATGCCCAACACTGTTGTAGTAGGTTCGCCTATGGACAGTGATGGAGACATTGTAGATTGCAGCAGAAAGTTCTGGACAATCAATCTGGACAATGGTAAGATAAAAGCTCACAACTCTGAAAAAGAGGACTAAAAAGATGGACGCAGATAAGTTTCAGAAAGTCTCTGACTTTGTCGCTGACTTGTACAACCGTAACCAAGCAGACAAAGCTGTAGGAGTTGCGATGGGTGCAGTTCTGGCAGGTGATCTAACTGAGGAGCAACGCCGCGCTCTGCTTGAGGACGTAACTTGCGCCTCACTTGGTAACGCGCTTGATACTCAAATGAAAGACCAGCAAATTGGCGCACACTTCAAAGCCCTTGCAGAGCTGAGTCCCGCAGACTTGGAAGTAATGCAAGAAGCTGCCGCCACCATTATCAAAAAGTTCGCCGATCAAGGAGCACCCGCCAATGGTACAACTCACTGAACTCGCACAAAGTCCAGTCAAGCACATCTGTGTATACGGTGCGCCTAAGTCTGGCAAAACTGAGTTGGCCGGTAAGCTGTCTGAGAAGTTTAACCTTGTTTGGTTTGACTTGGAAAAAGGCTCCGCCACTTTGCACAAGTTACCTGCTGAGTGGAAGCAGCGAATCAATGTGATTCAGATTCCTGACACTCGTGTGAACCCGCAAGCTATTGACACTGTGCTCAAAGTTATGAAGGGCTTGCCAGTTGAAATCTGTATCAAGCACGGTAAGGTCAGTTGCCCAATCTGCCGCAAAGAAGGTGCGGTATCTGAGCGAGTCAGTTTGAATGACTTGGGGCCAAACGACTGTGTAGTTATTGACAGCGGTACTCAGCTCACCAACTCTGCTATCGCGCACATTACCCGTGATAAGGATGAGTTGTACAAACTCCAGCATGACGACTGGGGTAACTTGGGTAAGCTGATGGACACAATTCTTTCCTACATTCAGGCAGCTCCGTACAATGTTGTCTGGATCACTCACGAGAACGAAGTTAAAGTTCCCGATGGGTCTAAAGAAGGTAAAGACAAATTGGTCCCGACTGCTGGGACTCGGAACTTCTCTCGAAACTCTGCAAAGTATTTCGACGAAGTAGTGTACTGTGAGATCAAAAACAAGCAACATCGTTTTGCTTCCAGTACCACATACGCCAACGGCATTCTCACAGGGGGGCGTAGTTCAGCTAATCTGGACAACAACCCGAATGCCAAACTCCTGGATCTCTGGGAGACTCCGCAGTAAGAAGTACTGTAATACACAACCTCATATCACACTGTAATGAAGAAGGAATAAGACTATGTCTATCGACAACATTGGCGGTTTGCTGGACTCCTCTATCGACGATCTGGCGGATCTGGAAAAGTTTGAACCCCTGCCCAAAGGTAGCCACCTCGGTACTATCGGTTGGGGCATGGCTGACGACGAAGAGAAAGTCATCGTTGTCATGAGCTTCGAGTACAAAGAAGTTCTGGAACTTTCCAATCCCACCAAGGACACTGCGCCGGAGCCGGGTAAGAAAGTCAACTTCCGCTTCCCGATCGAGATGCGTGATGGTACTCCCATCATTACTCAGAAAGGACCGAACGCAGGCAAGCCGATGCTGTTTGGCCAAGGTCAGCTGAAAGAGGTACTCGCAGTACTTCGTGAAACTTTCGGTGGTTCCTCCCCTTCCGAAATCATGAATGCCTCTGACGGTGCAGAAGTTGCAATGACTGTGGCAGTCAAGGCTGACAAGGATGACCCGGACATGAAGTTCAACCAGATCAAGTCTGTCCAACTGGCCTGATTTTGGTAGGCACAAGGATGTGCCAGTCCTAAAGCTGTAACACAAATAAGGCATGAGAAGTTTTCGTGCCTTATCTTGTTATAGTTTGCTGAAGTTTATGTGCCAGTAGCTCAGCTGGATAGAGCAGGAACCTTCTAAGTTCTTGGTCGCAGGTTCGAATCCTGTCTGGCATACCACATCGTTACTTTATAAGGAGTAACCGCTATGACTGACCAACTTGTTATCGAAGAGACTCCAAACCATCCGAAGCGTAAAGAGATTCCAGACTCTGCGCACTTAACTATCATGCCGGGTGGCCAGCACCGTGTGATTCTTGTTGATGCAACTCAGAACAAAATCACAATCACTCATCGCAATCATGTGACCAAGCAGGACTCAGTGCAAGAAATTAAGATTGATGAGTTCAGTGCTGTTCATAAGATTCTGGTTAAGTTAGGCTGGAAACCACCGGGAAAAAATTGACATGAGACCACTTACTCTTCGTACCCAGACTCTGCAAAACAGTTGTGTATCTGCCTGCATCGCTATGCTTGCAGATGTGGATGAGCAAGTGGTTTCCTCTGAGTTTAATGAGGATTACCACATGGCGCCAGAGCTGACTATGTATAAGATGTTGGCTAAGTACGGCATAGAAGCTGTGCCTAGTAGTAGCTACGGTAGCACTATGTACTGGGGACAATGCTATCTAGTATCTGTACCAAGTCTGAATGACTCCGGTGGAACTCATCAGATCATTGTAGACTTGCGCTTTGGGGCCGAGGCACTTAAGTCTATTTACGATCCACAAGAAGGTAATCCCGGTTGCTATCACTACAAGGACTTTCAGATGATGTGCAGTTTTAATATTGATGCGCGCATACTAGACTGTCCTGCCTTCCACTAAGAGTCGCTCATTATGGCTACACACCTGCTCCCCAAAACTTCCAAGAAAGAGACAAGTCACCCCGAATGCACTGGGGTGATTTTGCTTGTGGAACGGGACGACCAGCCCTATGTAAACCGCACGAAGAAAACCTTTCACGGTACTCGTGTGCGTGTGCTAGATGTGCCGATCACAACTATCACAGAGCTGGTGCTTGCTGCAAAGAAGAATGGATTCTCCCACGTTGTAACTACAAGACTCGACATACTTCAAAAGCTGCTGCCTGAAGAACTGCGCAAGTTGGCTAAGATCAGTAACTATGCCGGGTCTATTCTCCCCTTCACAGTCAAAGACTTTACCCTTGAGTTCTTGGTTGTGAACCCTCTCAAGCAACTTGTCACTCTGTCTTATGGCGAGTTCCTTTTCGAAACTTATGTCTCCAAAGTAACCAAACCCCAGAACTGGAGAGCCACCACTAAAGCTAAAGTGGAAGTGCTCAAGTCTCCTGACCTGCGTGAGTACGCTCTACAGGTTATGGAAATGTCTGATCTGGTAGCAGTGGACATTGAGACTGTCAAAGACCCAGTGCCTGGCATTACTATGGTAGGTTACTCTTGCTTCAAGTTTGGCTCCAGTCAGTCATTCACCTTTGTGTTGCCTATTAAATCAATGGGCGATGTTATGTGGATGCGCAAGTTTAATGAGACTAAACCGTCTAAGGTAATGCAGAATGGTAAGTATGACTCTGCGTACTTCTTTATGTACGGTGCCCCACTCTACAACTGGATGTGGGATACTGCTAACTTGTTGCACAGTTGGTACTGTGAGCTGCCGAAAGACCTAGGCTCAGTGGCAGCACTGTTTATTCGTAACTCCATGTATTGGAAAGACTTGTCCAAGATCGGTACTGAAGAAGACGAGTACCTGTACTGCGGTCTGGATACTTGGGCAACTGGCGAAGCCTGCATGGCTTGGTTACTGGCAGCTCCTGAGTGGGCACGCCGTAACTATGCAATGGAGTTCACTGTAGTTCCCGCTTGTCATATGTGTGAGATGACTGGTATTAAGCGGGACCAAGACAGACTGGAGCAAGTTGCGCAGGAAGCCGAAGAGTATCTGGAGAAGAAACTCGAAAGCATTCGCAAGATGGTCGGTATCCCCAATTTCAATCCCAGTAGTCCTAAGCAATGCACAGCTCTCCTGAGAATACTGGGTGAAAAGCAAGCAACTTCCTCAGCTGAGTCAGTCATGCAAGCGGTGATGTTTAAGCATCCATTGAATGAACGCATTCTGGAAGCTATCCTCGATTACCGGGGAGTTCGTAAACTGGCAACAACTTACCTGACCACAGGTGATAAGGCCAAAGAGTTCCGTGGCAGAATCCTGTACTCTCTGTCCCCTCACGCTACTGACTCAGGCAGACTAGCTAGTAAAGAGCACCATTTCTGGTGCGGTCTCCAGATTCAGAACATGGAGAAAGAAGGAGCCACTCGCTACACTCTAGTAGCTGATGACGGTTTTGAAATCTGGGAAGCTGACTACTCCCAAGCTGAAGACCGAGGAGTGGCACACAAGTCAGGTGACCCTAGCCTTCTCGATATCTTTGAGTCCGGTAAAGACAGCCACTCATACAAAGCTGCTATGTTCTTCGGCATGGACTATGAAGACATTTGGGACATTGTTGAGAACAAGGTTAAGCGCGGCGACTTGCGCCAGTTGGGTAAACGTATTAACCACGGCGCTAACTATAACATGGGCGCTGAGGTACTGGTCCAGACTATGGGACCTAAAAAGATTCGCGCAGCTCAGGCAATGCTTGGACTGCCAGCTCATTGGGAACTCAAAGGTGTGGCAACTTTCCTGTTGCTGGCTTATGAGAAAGCATTCCCAACTGTGAAGAAAGAGTATTATCAATCTATTAAACTGGAGGTGAGAAAAACCAGTAGACTCATTGGCGATACCGGCTGGACTCGCTACTGCTTTGGTGACCCCAATGCTAGCAAGCCTATGCTGAATGCTTATGTTGCCCATGTAACTCAGAGTCTAAATGCAATGATCCTGAACCGCGCATTCAAGGCTGTGTTTAGAGAACTGGGCTTCCACCCAGACTTTAAGTTACTGGCACAAATCCACGACAGTATCCTTTTCCAAATCAGGCTCGGACGCACTGACCTAGCAGAGAGAGTCAAACAGCTGATGACTTTCGGAGTGCCGGTTACTGATTGTAAAGGTGTCACAAGAAACATGGTAATCCCTGTAGACTTGGAACGTAAGGGGTTGACCTGGAAGGGAGATAAATAATGCAGGATGATTTCTTTCTAGAATACCTGGACTACACTGCGGGGTCAGAAGTCCCGCGGTTTTTTGACAGGTGGTGTGCCATAAGTATGCTCGGCGCTTGGTTAGAAAGAGACATTTATTGCAAATTCGGCAGATCAAAACTTTACCCTAATATGTACACATTGCTAATGGGCGCAGCAGGTACTAAGAAATCTACTGCAATTAAAGCTGCTAAGAATCTCTTGAGAAACGCTGGTTACAAAACCTTTAGTGCTGAAAAGACAAGTAAGGAAAAGTTCCTTGCAGACTTGGGCGACGGAGTTGACATCGGCGACGGTGAAAGTTTCCTAGAGCAAGACCTGTTCGGAAGTGATTCCTTTGATTCAAGACCCTGTTGGATTGCTGCCGATGAGTTCAATGACTTCTTCGGTAACAATGTTCTGGAGTTTGTTTCCATGTTGGGCGCACTGTGGGATTGGGACGGCCCGTATGAGAACAAAGTTAAGAACGGTAAGTCAGTAACCATTCCTAACCCTATCATCAGTTTGCTTGGCGGTACTACCCAGACTCAATTCGCTGAGACTTTCCCGCCATCTGCTGTCGGTCAGGGTTTCTTCAGTCGTGTACTTGTTATCTATGCCAGACCTACTGGTGAAAAAATAACTTGGCCGCCATTAGAAGATGAGGAATGGACAGAACGGATGGTTAGCAGGCTGCACGAAATTAAAGCCAAAGTAGTAGGCGAGCTAGAGTACAGCCCTGAAGCCAAAGTTCTGATTGACAAGATATACAAAACTTGGCAACCAGTGGATGATGTACGGTTCGCTGCCTACAGTAACCGGAGACTGACTCACTTGCTAAAAGTCTCTATGCTGCACGCAGCTGCCCGGATGTCAAACATCATCGAGGCTGTAGATGTAAGACATGCCAATACTGTGATGTATCATGCTGAGCAGTTCATGCCTGATGCCTTTGGTGACTTTGGTTTCTCCCGCACTTCCACATTGGTGCACAAAGTATCTCAGATTCTGGAAGCGTCTGACGGTATGGACATGCAAGACTTGTGGGCTAAAGTGCAGAGCGACTTTGATAAACTTGATACATTCCACCAGACTGTGGCTGGCATGATTCACGCCGGCAAAGTCAAAACTCACGAGCACAAGTTATACCCAGTTCGCCGCGCTGTCAAAGAGAAATACAATGACATGGTGGACTATAACTACTTGATTGAAGGAGAGTAAAATGAGTAACTCCAATTATGAAGCGTTGTCCTACAATCCCCGCGACGGCCTTGTTATCCAATGCAGAAACTGCGACCGGATTCATGCAGTACCGGCGGCTATGACTATTAAATGTAAGTGCGGCAGAGGGCTGGCTATTACTCAGAATACCATTGCGTTGTATCGAAACCCGACAGTAGCTCTGGAGGCAGAGAATGCTATCCAACCTGCCGGGGCTGAACCGTCTCAAACTATCGCAGACATTCTGGCGCAACGTGGTTCCCGTTACGGGGACTTCTCTGTCCATGCTCGCATCGCGCAGAAACTCCAAGACACTATGCGAGAGCAGGAAAACTGGCGCTACTTGTCAGCAGTGCAGAAACAAGCACTCACTGTTATTGCTGACAAGATCGCCCGTATCCTGTCAGGCGACCCTGACTACGATGACAACTGGATCGACATTCAAGGTTACGCCAAGCTGGTGCAAGACCGAATCCTCCCACGTGAGACACCAAAGGAAAATACTGATGCAGCTCAAAGCTAAAACTCCGATTGTACTGGATCTTGAAACTCTCGGACTGAAAAGTACCGCAGCAGTTATCGAGATCGGTGCAATCAATATGCGTACCGGTGCTACTTTCAGTGCATCTATTTGCCCTGAGTGGTATGCTCGTAAAGACAGGCCGAGTCTTTTCCATGTGTCACCTGCGGCTATTGCATTCCACCAGAAAAACAATCCTGACTATCTTGCTCGCCTGAACTCTGAAGGTGGCGACGGTCGTCGAGTTGTTGAGAAGTTTCTTGACTGGTGTAAAGAGCAGCACATTCCCGGCACTGAGCTCCACATCTGGTGCCAAGGTAAAGATGCGGACATTCCGTGGATTGGTAACTTGGCTGCCTATTCTGGTCTGAGTCTGCCTTGGCACTATCGCAATGCACACTGCACACGCGACCTGTTCCAGCAGTATCCGGAAGTTCGCACACCCCACCGTGGCGACCACACCGCACTGGCAGATGCTAAAGCTACTGCGGCTAACCTGGACAAGTTGGCTACCGAAGTTCCCCGAGTCAAAGACTTTGTATACGGAGGACCAATCTGATGAAGCTGGAAATGCTCAATGCTAAAGAGGTAGACGAGTGGCTTCGCGCTCGTAGTAGACTGGGTCGCCTGGTCATATCTACAAAAGGGCCCCCACCTAAGAATGCAACTTACAGCGACGGTACTCCCATAGCCCGCAATGTAAACGTGGCTTGGCACGATACCGCCACTGGTGAAAGTATTGACATCCACTACAAGCAAGAGGACCAATCTGATGAGCAATGTCACCTCTGACAGTCTGATAGTAATGGTTCCGCCAGAACTCGAAGAGCTTCAGCAGGAACTCCAAAACCACCCAGACTTGCTTGCCCAACTGAATCCCAGTAGTTGCAAGACTTTCGCAGACGGGATTGCTATTATTGCAGCCCACTGTGACGTAGCTATGGATGGGGAGTACAGTGTCAATGACATGCGTATTCTCTTCGGAGTTCTTGTCCGCAAACTCCAAGACAAGCGCAGTATCATCATTGGTATCCATTAACGAGGCCGCTGTCCCTTGACCGGCGTAGCGATGCAGCCACGGGAAGCCAGGCTCACTGTCAATACCAACGGAGTTGCCGAGCGCAGCGAGGGGAGTATTGACTGGGATGCCCCCGTGGTAAGCTAAGTGGAGCTGGCAAGCGACAAGGCCGAGTAAGCAGATTGATTAAATCACAGGCGAAAAAATACCCCGGAGGAACAGTCAAGTCCTGCCGGGGTTTTTTATGATCTCAATAACTAAGATCGAAGTTGCTTTCCCTCCCACCCATCACTTCCTGCATCCGTCTAGCGTAAGGTGAATCCAGTCGTTCTGCCAACTGGGTAGCCTGAGACTTATTGGCATTCTCATATTGGTTCATAAACCACTGGTTGAATCCACGCTGGCTCCCGCCCCTGCCAACATACTGTTCAGCAAAGTTAGCTACAGCCTCGTTAGAAATCTCACCTCCACCACGTATCTGCTGTTTCAAATCAATTCCTAGCTCTTCCCTTGCTTGCCGGTCAGCTTCAGCGTACGCATTGATACGGAAGTAACTATTAGTAACTACCGCTTCATCCATTGGCTTAGCACCTGCGATCCTAGCCAGTGTTGCCATTGACATCAGATCATTGGAGCCAGCAATAGAGCCATTACGCTGAGTGCTAATAACAGTGCCGTCATTGTAAGCAGAGCGAGCAACTGCCGCAAAGCCTGCAAGTGGTCTGCTAAGTCCAGAGTGCTCCAGTCCAGACAGTACACTTTCCCAGACCGGAACTCCATCAGCTGCCTGAGTAGCCATACCTTTAATAGCACCGAATGCTTTGATACCAGCAGCAAGGAAAGGCAAGTCAGTCGGGTTAGTTGGGTTAGGTACAATGTGCCATACACGTGGGTTAGTGTTACCCCGAGTATAGAGTGATGCGTCCAGCACATTACTTGGCGCACCATACATTAACCAATCAGCTCCTTCCTGACCGAACACTTGGTAAGCCGCACTGTACAAGTCATAGTGCTCCCGGTTCTCTGGGGCCATACCAATCTGATGATTGATAAGAGCAAATCCGGGCATGGAACTCGCGCCGTAGATAGTAGTTTGCAGACCTCCCATCATAGCCAGAGTCTTACCACGGCCAGCCCCAACATGCCTGAACACCTGAGCCATCAAGTTCATTTGATAACTTTGGAACAGTCCGATAGCCTGACCAACTGGACCTTGGAACATGCCGGGTCTTTCAGCAGCGCGGATAACACCGTTGACTCGTTTGTTAAAAGTGGACACATACTGCCAAGCTGTACGCTCATCAATCACGCCGGCCTTAACACCGTACTCTGTGATCTGCTTCATGGTGTCAATAGCAATGAGCCGGTTAAACTGCTCAGCCCATTTGTTACCAGTCCACTTCTCACCAGTGTTAGCCCACTCCTTCATGCGCTCCTTTAGTTGCGCAGTTTTGGAGTTCATGTTGGCTACAGTTTCAGTGCCAGTAAGAGTCAGTGTGTCTAGGCTCCGATAGTACTGGTCACTGAGATCAGGCAGCAAACCTCGGCGACGGTACTCAGCAATCAGTGCATCCTTACCTTCCCCGTGGAGTCTCTTAATGGAGTTCTCCATAAGTTTGAGTGGGCTGAAAATGTCATCCCCGCCAGTGCCCGGAACTTTAGTTCTGGCCAGTTTGGCAAGCTCACCAGCCGCCGCGCTATCTCCAGTCTTGATAGACTTCAGCAAGCTCTGCACTTCAGTACTATACAGAATTGTGTTACCTACCAAGTTGTTGAAAGCGTTGAATGCGTCCAGACGCAGAATAGTGGTAGTGAGTAGCGCGTTAGCAGTACGCACAAAACGGGTCAGAGTACCACGGGGCACCTGACTGTTAACCATCATCATAGTCGCTGCATCTTGGTAAGCAGACTTGACACCCAGGTCTTCAAAGATCTGGTTAATCTCATCCACCCGCTCATCCGTGATCTTACCTGCGCCGCGGAATGAGTCAGTAAATAAGCGCTGCGCACTGTCCCAGACCTTAGAGACTCCGGCATCCAATGCCTGTTGCATTGTATTTACCAGTCCGTACTCTTCAGTCTTGGTAATGTTGAGCATAGACTTCATCATCCCAGTGTAGGGATTCTTACTGTCTTGCAGCAACAGTTCCTGTGGAGTCAGTCTGCCTTTGGTGGAGTCCTTAGCCAAGTTCCATTCATTGGCCCGCTGAGCAATTGCGTTGAGTTCTTCCTTGTATGTCAGGTTGAACGCTGTGCGGATATTGGTGTTCTCGTTACGCACCAGTTGCTGGTAAGCACGGTTAACAATCAAGTCCGGATCAGTCAGCGGCAGGTACTCAGTCGCAATACCCTTACGCAACAAGTCAGAGTTAATGTGGTTCTCATACAGAGTCTTGTCGTACTGCCAGTCTCCATATGCTTTGTGCCAGTCCTCTGCTTGTCCCCGAGTGTAAATCTTCAGACCTTGAGTTGGCTTCTGGATAATCTGGTAAGTACCCAGCTCCCGAATCTGCCGCATCATGTCTTGCAGTTTAGCCGCACTGTCAGCATATACCATCTGAGTCATGCCGCCGCCAGTAATAGTGGAGTCACGAACAAAGGCAACATGTTTAACATTGCGGGGGTCAGGACGTACAGGGGCAAAGATACCCATACGTTTAGTGCCTGCCCGGCCTTCCAAACTGGAGAACTCTTGCCGAGAGAGCAGCTGAGCGTCGTTAGCATCAATCCAATACTTAACCGCTTGATACAAGTCCTCACTGTCCAGAGGAATTTCTTCCACTGTGTTAGGATGCAGCTGCGGAGGAGTGATGTTTTCATCCCCCCTAGCCATAGCTTTCCAGTAATCAGCCAGTTGCTCAGGAACCAGAGCTTGCTTACCTTCTGGATGCAAAACATAGTGGTCAGGTGTGCGAGTAACCAGACTGTTAATACCTTCAAAGCGGATAGCTTCATCAGGCTTAGCCAGCAGAATGTTGCTGAACTTGCTCTGCACTTCCTCAGTCAGGGCAGTGATCTTAGTCTTGGTGACCTCAGAGATAGCATCACCAATATAAGCTGCACGCTGCGCACGACTGCCGTACTCCCCACCAGCATTGGTCAGGAATGTAGAGCCATACTCAGTACTGTACAGTCCATCATCTGGGTTATCTAACCGAGGAGCCAACAGATCGAACTGAGTACCGAGATATCTGGAAACTATACGATCCGTGTCCATCTGCGAAAGTTTGTTACGGTGCTTGAGCATCACCATACCTTTCATCACCATACCATCTCCCTCTTTCAGGAGTGAGGTATCGTAGATTACTTTGGCTTTGGACGGACGGGAATGCAAATCCCAGGCAGTTACTTTACCTTCACCGCCAAGGAACTCGTCCAGCTCTTTTGCATATGATTCCTGTGCCCGGAACCACTTAGGATCATCTACAAGTTTCGGATCAATGTTACCTTCCAGAAAATCCTTACGAACATCCGCAATGATTTCCAGTGTGGCACTGTTAGCTTTGTTAGCTTTCTGTGCCTGAATGACTTCCATCTGGGCAGTCGGCAACCACTCAGCTGGATTCACTTTCTGGCCATTAGTCAAGGTAACTTCGCTGACCCCAGCCCGGCGCAGCATGTCCAGAGCTGGCAAGTCATGGGAGTGGATCGGAGGCAGCTTAGCAGGCACCGGAGAACCCGGCTTACGCGACAGTGCCCAGCGCAATTCAAAGTCAGTAGGATCACCTTTGAGTCGGAAGTCCACAGTCTCTCTGAAACGGAAGTTACCGCTAAAGCGGTTAGCTAGTTGTTGCTCAGAGAAGCGGTCAGCCATGCGCAAAGTACCAGCACGGCCCTGAGTTTTCTGGCCAATGCTACCGGAGTGTAGTTGGATATAGAACTGCGGATCTTCTCGATTCAAACGCTTAAGCGCCTGAGCGCGAGTAATAGACTTGCCGTCACGTTTCTTAATCATGTCACGGTAAGCCTTGATCTCAAGTTCGAAATCAGTTTTAACTCCAGCTCTGCGCATCTCTTTCATGTTCAGCATAGTTTCCACAGTTTCCCGTGGGCCCATTTTGCTGAACAGTTCGAATGCGTAGTTACCCATACCGGTCTGCTTAGTCATCTGTTGCAGGCCAGTACGGATACGATTTTGCAGAACCTGCTTGGCGTTGTCAGTGATCTCTTGGACTCTGGTAAGCTCAGAGAAAATAGCATCTGGATGCAAACTTTCCCCAGTCTCGCCTTGGGCAATCTTGGTATTACGGATACCGTCCAGAGTTGCCGGAGTCTGCTCCAGTCTAGTAAGTTGCATGGCATCTAGGACAATCTGGTCAGATGCGTAGTTACCAGTGCGCTCAGCCCCAACAGTGGTAGCCTCAGCTCCAGCATAAAATGGATTAGCGCGGGCATTAGCATTCTGCACCAGCCGCTTAACTCCAAAGTATGTGCCAGCTGCCGAACCTACCGCACCCAGCGCACTACCGAAACCAACACCAATCAGGCCAGTTTTCATGATGTCCCAAACATCCATGTCCTCCAGAATCGGGGACTGGAACATAGTGGCGGCCACAGCAGTTTCAAAAGCTACTGACTCCAGCACAGCTTGGTGAGTACCAGAGGCCAGAGCTTTCAGTGAGTTCTGGTGCATAAAGCTAAATGCCTGCTGACGGCCAGCCAGCATAGCAGCCTCACGCTTAACATAGGTCTCCATAGAAGGAGCCAGCAAGCGGGTAGCTACCGACATATTGTAACCAACTTCACCGGCTTTAGCAGCAGTGAGCGCACCTTGGGCAGCGCGCAAACCTTTAATAGCCGCTCCACCCGGAATGAATGAGCTAACTACAAAGCCTGTCAGATCAGCGGCACCTTTTACATCTTTGTAATAGCTGCCAAGATCATCGTCCATGCTGGTAATCCACTCCCCAGTGTCGCGCATACTAACTTCGTTATCGCGATCCCGGAAAATATTGCCCACAGCGTTGCCAGTATTGTAGAAACTGTTTGCTGCAGACATAGCTGATACAAACAGAAAGTCCGGAGTATTTGCTGCTGCATTACCAATGTCCTCGAAAAAGGAAAGGCCGGCGGCAGCAATGCTGTGATTGTCTGCTGCGGATAGGTAGTTGGGAGAGTCTTCGTAGTTCATACGCGTACCTTACTGTTGTTGGCCGCTCTTAGATTGCTCTTGGATCTTAGCTGCAATGTTGCCAGCTTGCATCAGGGTCAAAGCCTTAGCCACTGCCTCTGGCTTGGTCATATCCAGACGAGTAGGCAACTGTACAGAGTCTGCCGGCAGGCCAGTAGCTCGCGCAGCAATGTTGAGTAAGGCTTGGTTAGTAGCACCGACACCTTGCCCACCAAACTGGTACCACTTATTATCCGGGCGGATACGATCAATACTGATCTCATAAGTAGTTGGAGCTTTAATGCTGTACAGCTGGAACCCACCAGTAGCCGCGGTAAGGTTAACACCTTCCTGGTAAAAAGCAGCCACACCTTGCTGCAGTTCTTGGAAAGTAATTTTACCTTCATTAACCGCGGCAAGTCCTGTAGCCATGAGCACTTCAGCTTCAGGATTACCATTATCAGTGGAGACCATAGCAGCCAGAACTTCTGTACCAAACTTACTCTGCGCCAGTCGCTGAGCACCGGGAGTACCTGCAGCCAGAACTGTAGCAATCTCTGGAACTGCGTTAGCGTTGTTGCCAGCTTGAGTAACGTTTTTGGATTGAGCCGTGGCCGCTTTTTGGATCTCTTCATTAAATACATGAGTCACACTTTCTGGTGTGGCCCGAGGATTGTTGGTAGCCTCAGCAAATGCAGTAGTCTGCTTAGCTGCCTCAACCAAGTTACGCACCGGACGGTGAGCTGGCGGTGGGTCAATGCCAACAGCTTGTACATTGAGGAATGCTTCTGCCGGAGTTGCACCAAGCGGCGCAAGTGAACCATTAGCTTCCAAGTTGTAACCTTGTTCTACCAGCATTTGCAGTCGCTGGCCTTCAGGACTGTTGGTGCCAAGGAAACGTTTGTACTCAGCTACACTACGCGGACGCAGACCGAGACGTTCAGCAGCGGCATTACCCCAAGCAGTTTGCTCAGCGTAAAATTCCTCATCCTGCTGGCGAGCTTTGCGGTTAGCTTGGGCCTCTTCAAACTGAGCCTTACGCAACTCAAAGCCTTCTCTCCAGCGCTGATCGTCAATCATAGCATTGGTCATCTGCATGTTACGATTGAATTGGTTAGCTTCCATACTCTGGAGCATTTCCAGCGCACCAATAGAGAACTTCTGCGCCTCAACTCTAGCCTGACTTGCAGCAACTTCGGATTGCAGTTTCTTAGCTTCAGCTAACTGATCAATGGTCTGGGAGTTGAGAGTGCGCTGGATAGCATTCTGAGTCACCGCAGTAGACTGAACCGCAGCATTGCTGT